CTCCTGGGCCTTGCGCTGCAGTTCGGTGGCCCGATGGGTGCCGGGCCACTTGCTGCTCCCCTGGGCCGCGCCAATGACGGCCAGGATGCGGTCGGGCGCCGTGTCGGCCAGCATCTGCCAGGTGTCGATCCCGGCCTCACGCAGCTTCGCCACGTCCGTCTCCCGCTGAATCAGGTCGCCGTGTCGCTCCTCAATCTGCTCCAGCAGGTCGTTCTGGCGCCGCTGTACCACCTCGAACCGCAGCCCGTAGTGCTCTGCCTGCTGCTTGGCCAGGTCGCGCGTACCTTCCCACTCGACCCGCCCCAGGTCGGCATGCACCACCACCAGCTTGGACAGCGGGAAACCAGCCGCCTTGGCCTGGGCAACGACGTGCGCCAGCATGGCCTGGCTGTCCTTGCCACCGCTGCTGTTGGCCAGCATGTAGTCGTACTGGTGGAAATCAGGGTGCCAGTCGGTCGCCCCCTGCCAGGGCGCGGCACCCGTACCTTCGCCGTAATCGGGGTGTGACCATTTCGCCTGGGGGTCGACCGGCTTGGGTTTCCATGGGTCGGACACGCGCGCACCAGCCGGTAGGTTCCACTCGACCGGGTTCTTGGCCCGTTCCTGCAGCACGGTCAGGTGGCGTACCGGCTTGGGGGGCTGCTTCGCAAGGGCGATTTCGACAGGTCCAGCCCCGGCTTCAACGAGCGTCTGGGCGGAAGTCAGGTGCCCTTTGTCCTTGCCGCCCGTTGTCGTGTAATGCCAAAACGAATCCCCACCAATCGTTTTCTTGGTGAACCGCCGCTGGCCAGACACGATGGTCGCCCCGTCCGGTAGTTGCTTCATGGCAGCGGAATACCGCTGCTGCCGTTCCTTCACTTGCCGTTCAGCCGTAGCCAGCGAAGTGGCGATACTCGCCGGACTCGATACATGGGCCGCTTCCTCCGGCTGCCACGACTGGGTGTGCCGGGCGTCGGCCCACTTGCCCCCGCGCGGACCCAGGAATAGCTGCTGGGACTTCTCGAACGTCGACCGCACCTGTTCCATGCCGAATGGGCGGTATGTCCAGTGGATCGGCATGCCGCGCGCGCGATCCATCCCCCCCACGGTTTCGGTTCCCAGCACCCGCTTTGCCGCAACCAAACCCCCCTCGAAAATGTCGGCATGCACCGCCCCGTCGTGCCCCAGGCGCTTGGCCACGTTCTGGAATGTGACGGTGTCCACGTAGGCGAACGTGTCGATTATCAGCGGTTTCGGCTGCTCCCCTCGTCGAAGCGCATGAAACGCATCAACCACACTACCTGTCGCCTTGAACTTGTAGCTACTTCCCGCCTGCCTGACCACCAACTCGGCCATCATGTGTTTCGCTTCCTCGGGCGTCATGCCGTTGGGCTCGCTGTACTTGAGCACCGCCAGCACGGATTTCAGGCCCATGCGCGGATTGGTGAGGGTGAGAGGATGTTCGATCTTCAGGTGGACCGGAAAGACCTGCGCGTGCTCGCTGAACAGGTTGTGGCGATAGCCCCCGGGTGTCGACGAATAGATACTGGCCACATCACGCGAATCGGTGAACGATGGCGCGCTTGACTTGTCCTTGAGACCCGGCTTGCGCACCCCTCGGTAGAACGTCTTGGGCGTCCCATCGGCGTCGACCATCTTGGAGTCACCGAACCAGTGCCTGAACCGCTGGGCCTGCTCTGGCGCGTGCCATGAAACAGTGTGCTCGGCGTTCGCCCACTTCCCGCCTTTCGGACCAATGAACGGCCCCGCGGCCTTCTCCAGCGCCTTGTCAAGAGGCATCAGATCCCACGCCTCGTTGAACTCCCAGCCTGCGGGCACCCGCACCAGCTGACACCGGCAATGTGGGTGCATCGCCCCCAGCACCGGCTTCCAGTCCCGCTGCTTGCGCCCGGCGTTGTTCGGTCCCTGGGCGTGCCACCAGCTTGCTGGCCGCACGATCGGCCGCCCGTCCTCCAGGTAGTGCTTCAGGCACTCCGGGCAGGCCCCAGGCTCGGGCAGCTTCGCCAGCAGTTCTTCGTCCCCGTACTCCTCGGTCACGCTGTGCAGGAAGCCTTCCTGGTGAGCCTGGTGCGACTCCGTGATGGCGATCCTGTCCCAGTCGCGCTTCCAGTCCCCCGTCATGTGCCCCAGCGCGGACTTCAACTGCTTGACCGTCTGGCGTTCGGCCAGCTTGGTCGCAACCGCGTCCTGGATCTGACCCCTGGTCTTGGCCGCCAGTGCCTGGTCGGCGTCGATCACGATGCGCCCCACTTCCTCGCTGTAGCGGTTCCCCAGGCCCACGCAGTAGACGCCCGCGCGCCGCTGGGCAACCTCCACCGCATAGCGTTCCTGCGCCGACAGCGCCACCGGGTGCTTCTTCAGCCACTCCTGGAAGTCGGCATAGGACAGGCCCTGCGCGGCCGCGTGCTGCTGCATGACCTGGCCGAACGCGAAACTGTCGAAGATCAAGTCGCCCGCGATGGGCAGCTTGATGTAGCCCTCGCGCACCAAGCGGTCACGCTCGTGCTTGGGTACGCTCGCACCCATGGTCGTGATGGCCACGGCCGTGGAAGCGTCCCTGACGATCTGGGTCAGGCGGGCGATCTGTTCGGGCTTGAGCGGCACGCGGTCACTCCAGCACCGATAGTAGCTTTTCCCGCATCACCTTGCCGATGCGATCTGCTTCCTTGGACCGCCTGTCGTAGGAACCCTTGACGGCCGGGTACTCCCATTGCGCCTTGGTCTGGTGAGGCAATTCGGGCGGCTCGGCCTTGACCAGCTGCCGATTGACCAGCTTCTCCAGCACCGTGACAGCATCCTCGGCGCGCTCTTGTAGCTCGCCCGGGTACTGTTCCTGGATGCGGATCTTCACGCTTTCAGGCCCGCGATCGAATACGCGACGTTCGCCACCGACACCGTGTTGTTCGTGATCTTGGGCGCCGCCGTGAAGTCACCGCGCAGGAACAGCTTGGCCTTGGTGCCGTTGGCCGGTGGGCCCACCTTGTGGCCGCTCACTTGCCCGTCCAGGAACACGGTCAGTTCCTTGTCGGTCTCCAGGTAGAACACCTTGCCGGTCACGACCTTGCCCATGGGCAGCACGTAGTTGGACTCGGACGCCGCCAGTTGCAGGTTCTGGGATGTCTCGCAGTCCACCGTTTCGATCACGGTGGTCAGCGCCTCATCCTCGCGCCGGAAGTCCACCTGCTTCTCGTCGTCGTCCGCTGCTGCCACCAGTACGATCTGGGAACGTAACCGCATCAGGGCCTCCTACAAGTCGATTTCGTACACGCGCACTTTCGCCTTCTTGCCGCCCTTGCGCAAATCTGTCGTGCGCGATGCGGCCTTCTGGGCTGGGTACAGCTGGTCGAAGTCATCGGGGCTCGCCCCCGGCTGCTCCTCGTCAGGCTGTTCCTGCTCTTGCAGTCCGGCCGCGCTCTCCTCTCCCGGCACCTCGTTTGCGTAACCCTCGTCGGGCTGGCCCTCCGGCTGCTGCCCACCCATCTGCGCCGCTTGCGCGGCCGCTTGCTTCGCCTGCAGCCAGGTGGGGTTCAGTATCACCTCGCCCTCACCATTGGGCAGCGGGGGAAGATCGTCCTCGGCGCGAATCTCGTCCACCGTCTTCTTGAACTCAGACTCCATCTTGCCCAGCTGCGCAGTCTCTTGCGCGCTCTCCGCATCCAGGCCCATGAACTCCAACTCGAAGTCGGGCGCCAGCGGCCAAATCAGGTACTGGTTGATCCACTGCGCCAGGTCTTTCAGCAAGGGCTTCAGCCCGCGGTCCTGCGAAATCGCAACCTTGGCAGCCGGGTTGTTGGTCCCGCCCATCTGGCTGGTCTGCCCGCTGTTGCCGTAGTTGAAGTTCATCTCGGCCGGGTCGAACTGGCAGACCGCACACGTGATCTTGATCAGGAAGTCCAGCCACTGGCCGAACTCCATGTCCCGGTTGTTCTTGCCCAGGTCGATCCACTGAAGCTCGTCCACGTTCGTCATGGGCACGCGGTGCGCGTTCGTCACGCCCGAGACCATCATCTTCCACTGGCGCCGGAACGCATCGACCTTGGCGTCCGCGACCGCTCCCTTGAAATTCAGGATGCCGCCCGCCCCCATGAACCCCTGGCTGTTGTGGACCGCCATGAAGTTGGCCAGGAACGTGTGTGAGTCGTCGGCCACTTCGATGTCGAACATCGGCTCGTGCCCAATCGGCTCCAGGTCCACTTCATCGATCTGGACATTCACGTATTGCAAGCATTCCGGTATAGGCAGCCCCACTTTTTGGAGCATCGTGATCGCCCGCGGCCGACTGAAGTACGACCGATCAACCGCCGCGCGACCGGCCAACTCTCGTTCCGACGCATCCAGCGCCATCCAATTTGGACTCGCCTTCAGTTCTGCGGCGAGCGCCCGGCACACCTTGTGGGGCAGTTTGTCCCACCGATGCCTCGCGCGGTCACTCCGTTCAATCCCCTCGTTCTTGTAGGGCTGGATGTAGCCGACCCTCTCAACGAAGGCAGCGATGTCCTGCACTTCAAGATTGCCGATTCGGTTGTGTCCGCTGCCCATGTCCTGAGTCGCCACGCCGATTGACCACATGCAGGAAATAACCGTTTGTCGAAACCCAGGATCCGTGACTCTCAACGTCGGTGTCACATAGCCCGTCTCGTGATGGCGGCTATGTCCATCCGCGCTGAACAGCCCCTTCATCACCGCTTGGCGAATCCATGCGGGAGCCTGAAACAATATTGGGGGGACGATCTTCCCTTCCGCCGACGGATGGAATCCCAGGTCGTACAGCCACTGAATGAAGGTTGCATGCTGCACGAGCAGCACAGGCAGCCCATCGGGACGCCCATACTGCCCAAGGTTGTGGCGCCCCTCCGTAATGTTGATGCCGTGCCGATCTGCCACCCGGCGAATCAACGAAAACACGTCCAGATCGTTCTCGTAATGTGGGCAAATTTTCATCTGCGATGGCTTGTTCCGTTTCGGGAAGCATCCGTCGCCAAGCGCGAACCCCACCATCTCCCAGAACTCAGGATCCGATATGACGGCCGCGGTCACTTTCCACGGATTCTGGGTGGAGCGATCAATCGGGTATTCCTTGCCCACCAAAAACAAATTGGGGTCCAGCGGAACGTCCACCACGCCATACCCCAGCAGCAGCCAATCGCCTCGCTTCAGCTGCTCCTGTCGCAGCCACTGAGGCTCGATGCTTTCCTGCTCTGCCTGGATCACGCGGAACCGATGCTCGGGGCTAGTCCGCGTCTCCAGGCCATTCCATAACCGCGTGCGCACCACCGGCTTGCTGTCCGTTGCCACCGCAATGGCCGATGCCCACTTCGTTCCTGTCCAGACACGGAAATCTTCACCCACCAGATCCTCGACTGGCACCATCCCGCGATCCGTCCAAACGGGAGTGTTTGACGCGACGCAGAACTGTCTTTTGTTGTACTCCAGAGACCACAGGGTCGACGTGACCACGTTCACCAGCAGTTCCAGTTCCGACAGCCCGTAGCCGTTGGCCCGGATGTCGGTGCGCGGGTTGCGCACCCCGAAGCACAGTTCGTGCCCCGCGTACTCCGTGATCACGATTTCGTCGTAGACCTGGACGTACTTCACCTGCTCCGGGTCGCCCTGGGCATCGGCACCAGGGGGCATGTCCGCAATCCTGATGGTCCCGGCGTCCATCGCGTAGAACTCGGCCGGTTCCCCCTTGCGGTTGCGCACCACCTCGAAACAACTTTGATCGAGCACCAGGGCGTCACGCGCAATCTTGCGCAGGAACGTCCTGAAATTGTCCCGCCCCGGCTGCCACTTGCTGCCCGTCTGGGTCAGCCAGTCCTCCAGTTCACGGCAACGCTTGCGCTCGATGGGGGTCGGGGACTTCTCCCGGTCGCGCAGGACAATACCAAACCCGGTGTCGTGCTGGTCGGCCTGCAACTGCGTGAACCCGGAAATCTGGGTCAGCCGCGT